GCAACTGGCCTGGCGCTCCCGGCTTGGCCGGCTGCCGTCGTGCCGCTGCCAGCGCGAGGCCCTTGTCCACGTCGGCCGGGGACAGCCACGATTTGCCGCTCTCGTGCGGCTGCTGGGCGAGGATGAAAGCGCGCTGAATCTTCGGGTCGGACAGGTCCACCGGCGCCTTCGGATCAACGCCTGCGGCCTTGGCCACGTCGGCGGTGTAGCTGGTCAGGTCCGCCTTCGGGTCTCCAACCCACCGCTTGACCGCATCCTCGATCGTGTTGACGCCCGCGGCCTTGTAGCCGTTGAGCGTGTCGCTGTGCGCGGCCACGCCGGTCGGAACATCGGGAAACGCTGCGGCATACCGTCCGCCCGTCACCGGGACGGCTCCTGTGGCCCCAGCCGGCAGCGGGGCGCCGGGTGTCAGCATGACGTTGCCGGGATTGTTTCCCTGTTGCCCAGCGGTGACCGAGGGATCGCGCGCCAGAACCGGGGCGCCGATGCTGCCGCCCGTGGCGATGCTGCCGCCAGTCCCACCGCCTGGTGCGAGCGGGTTCGGCTGGGCCGCTATCGCCGCCGTGCGCCCCAGCGTCGCCTGCAGGTTCAGCAGCGGCAGCGCCTCCTTGATGCGCGCAAGCTGCTGCTCCTGCTGCTGCTGCTGGTATTCCTGCCGCGCCGCCAGCGTGCCTGCCGCCGTCTTCTGCGAGCCGACCAAGCTGCGCTCGGCTTCATCGAAACCGCCCGCCAGGTTCGAGAACAGTGTCTGCCCCGGCTGGTAGCGTGACGCCTTCATCAAGCCGGTTCCGAAATCCCCGAGCGCGCGCAGCCCGGACTGTTCCTTGTCCGCGGGCGACATCGGGATTTGCGTGCCGCCGCCCAGCGCCTCGCCGAGCAACGACAGCCAGCCGCGCTTGACCGGCGTTGTGTCCGGCTGGACGTTCGGCAGCGGCGCCTGTAGCTGCTGCAGCATCGCGTTGATCGCAGACGGATCATAGGCCGCTGCCGGTGCCGGAGGCGGTGCCGTCTGGGTGGTGTCTTCGTCGGTCGTTGCCATCGCTACATCCCCAACAGGCCTTGTGTGCGTGGCGGCTGCACCGGGGCGGCCTTCTGCGGGTTCATCGCCGCCTGCAGATAGTCCTGCGTCCGCGTGTTCAGCATCTGGAATAACTGGCCGATGGACGCCGGCGCGCGTGGCCCATATGCCCCCGACTGGGCCTGCGTGATCGGCGCCGCCCCGAGTTGCGGCGTCTTGGACGACTGATCCTGCTTGCCCAAATCCGTCAGCGCCTTGGACAGCTTGTCCCAGTTCACGCCGGACGAGGTTGGGTCGGCATAGGACGAGCCGCCGGTCACCGGGCTGAACGCGGCACCCAGGCTGCCGCCGGCGCCGATGTTGCCGCTGCTGAGGCTGTCACCGCCGCCGATGTCGTAGCCGGCGCCGAGGCCGGATGCGAACGGGTTGTCGAGCATGCTGCCTGGCATCGCGGTTCCCCTAGACCTGGCCGGCGATGCTGGCGACCTTGCCGGCCATGCCGACAGCGCCGGTGATCTGGTCGAGCAGCCCCGGCGTCGTGGTCTGCGTGGTCTGCCCCGTTCCGGTGCTGATGCCGCTTGTTCCGTATGGCACCGCGCCGACCGCCGACAGCAGCGTATCGAGGTTCTGATAGGGCTGCTGCTGCTGTTGATAAAACTGGCCCATTGCGGCGTTGTCGATGGCCTGTTGCTGCTGCTGCTGCGCGACCCCTGACGCCTGCAACGCCCCGGCCTGCTGCTGCGCAAGGTTGGCCTGCTGGACGGCTTGCGTGGGCGCATTGGCCGCCGCCGTCAGGCCTGCCTGCAGATTGGTGTTGGCCATGGTCTGCCCGGCGTTCTGCGCGTTCTGGTAGCCGGACTGCCCGAGATTGCCGAGATACTGGCCGGCGGTCAGGCCCTGCTGCGCCGCTTGCTCGGCCAGGCTGGTGCCCTGCTGGGATGCCGTGTTCCAGCCCTGCGTCAGCATGTTACCGATCTGCTGCTGCGTCCCGAGCGCCGTCTGCGCCTCGGCCACGCCCTGCTGCACGCCCTGCCGGCTGCCGCCGAACGCGCCGACATTGTTGGCCTGGCCGGCAATACCCTGGTTGGCCAGCGCAAGCTGCTGCTGCCCGGCCTGCAGCGCCGGGTTGATGACCTGCTGGGTGTAAGGGTTCATCAGCGCGCTGGCATTCGCCCCCGCCTGCTGCGCCGTCGCCGGCCCTCCCTGCAGATAGCCGCCGAGCAGCCCCTGCGCCGGGTTCATGACGCTCTGCTGATAGTTCCCGAACAGGGTGTTCGTGCCCTGGTTCAGCCCGGCCGCGGTCTGCGGCGCGGCGCTGCCGAGCAGCCCGCTATACGCGTTCGCCGAGGCCTGGAACGCGGGGTTCGCCGAACCCTGCATGTCGCGCACTTGCTGATAGGCTTGGTTCTGGTCCGCCGTCGTGCCGGCGACGATCTGGCCGGTATAGGGGGTGTATGGCGACTGGCTGAGGTTCTGCGCCATGCCGACCGCCTGCTGGGCAGCGGTATCGAGCCACGGCGGCAGGTTGGTCTGCGAGGAGCTATTACTGCTCGTATCGCTTTGCTGTTTGCCGCCCTTGCCGCCGCCGCGCGGAGCGGCGAAGCCCAGATGGTCGGGCTGCCCGCCGTCAGACCACTGCATGGTCCGCACTCCCGTTGACCGTTGGCAATCTATGCTCTGCCGCCGGCAAATCCTTGATGAAATTGGGATACCAAAGGCGCCAGCCATTGGCCGCCGCGGCCCTGGCCCAGCCCGGCCGCCCCATTGCTGTTGCCTGGGTGCAGCCCCGTCCGGTCGCCCAGCGCGACACCTCGACATCGAGCGCGAGGCAATCGTGCAACTCGCCGGCGACCAGCCAGAAATGCACCATCTTGCAGCGCGGATATTCGTTGATTTCGGTGATGATGACGCCATCATCCCGCGACCAGAACTGCGCGCGCCCGTCCTTGCACATCGCCACCACATCCGCGACCGAGTGCGTGTCGCCGCCCTGGTGCAGCGCCCGCTCCAGCCGCGCCCGTTTCTCGTCGCAGGACAGTGTCATGTGCGCGGGACCAGTTCGGTGGACAGGACGCCTGCGGTGTTCACCAGCACCCGCCAGGTCGTTCCGTCCGGCGCGATCAGCGCCAGGAAATGAAACGCCGGGCCTTGCACGCCCGCGTCGGCCTTCTTGTTGATCGCGGCCGCCATGTCGGCCAGCCGCTGGTCGATGGTCCCGCTGACCGGCGCGCTGAACGGGGCAGGCGGATGGTATGGCCTGGGCATCAGCGTGAGCCTCCGATCCGCATTTCCAGCCGCGGGCGCCCGACCGCAAAGCCGGTGTCAACCAGCGCCTCCATCCGCATGCGGACGCTGCGACCGCTAAACCGCAAATCCATCAGCCCGCCATGAACAGCGGTATACAGCCCGGTATCGAACTCGCTGGCCGCGTCGTAGGGTTGTTCACGCGGGAAGAAGCGATACCCGAGCATGTCCACAACGTCGCTGCTGGCATCAAAGACCATTTGTTTCACATGGAACCGCCGGTCGCCTTCGCCCAGCACGATGTTGCCTGATTCCGCGTAGACCAGCCCGGAGGCCGCGCGCGCCACACCGTTGTCCAGCCATCCGAACTCGTGCAGGAACAGGCTGCCGCCGGACCCCAACGGGCCGCCGAGCACGGGGTAATCCATAGTCCCTGTCGGATCAGCCGCCGTGCGCGTGCGAACGCCGATGGTCCACGGCTTGTTCGGATCGCCGTAGTTGAGTGCCAAGTAGCGGTTGCATTCGCTGGCGCCCTCGTCCGGCCAGTCCCACCACAATTCGCTGAAGGACGGATTGGGCGAGCCGAACACGCGCCCGGTCATCTGCCGATTGACGAGCGAGAAAAACCAATCCTGCACGTCACATGCGAGCGGCTGCACATTTCCATTATATGACCAAAACGTCTGCAAGCCCGGCCACGCAATGAAGCTGCCGACGCCGATGACCGCGCGCGGCGAGATCGGACCGCAGCCGGATGCGATCTGCACGATCCCGTAGGCGTAGGGCGCGCCGACATACTGGACCTTATGCACGTCGTTGGCGGTGAAGATCAGGGTGCCGTCGCTGACCTTCACCGCGGTCATG